AGCAGTTAGATCTTTAAATCTGACATCATATTCAAAGTTGCCCGTCTTACTTGTGAACATAACTCCAACTAAGCTATGCCCAGGCTTTGCTTTTGCGTGCTGATCTTTATATGTATTCATAATTACCTCACTATACTTGGCGTGTTAGATCGTCTATGGTGGATTCTTTAACAGCTCCTGTAGTGCTATGTGTCGCGCAGTCCATAGCTTTCTGCTTGGCTTTTATCTTCGCCAAGACTGCATCTATCTTAACAACATCAAAGTCATCAGCTTTTAGTAAATCAATCAAGCTTTGGCCATCACACAGAACGTTTAGTGCAAGCGAACCAGGCGCATACTTGGTTTCACCGTCAATGCGCTCCAACATTGAATTAACTTTAGAAGCCCGCTTTTCGTATGTTGTCGGCGGATCACCAATATTAAAAATTGATACCAAATCATCCCAAGGCAAGCCAAGAATATGTCGTGCTCTTTGCTCTACGATAATATGCACTTTAATTTCCCCTTTGCTTGTTCATAATTACACCTAAAGCTCTTCATCCAATCCACGCATATGCTGCCTGTACCATTTTTCACATGCTTTAACAAAATTATCATCTGTTGCTGTAATTGTTGGGCCATGAAACCATCCACCATTGCATATCTGGTCGTCTGAAAGCCCAGCTTCATCGTCTGACCCTAAAAATATATAACTTTCCTTGTCATCAGTTGAACGCTTGTAAAACGAGAAAGTTTTATTTAGCTTTCGTGATTTTATTGTGTGCCTCATAACCATTTTGATTACCTCAAGCTTCGACTTCTTCCACTGCAAGACCTAACTTAACAGCTAATTCCGGCTCATGTTCTACGACTAACTTTGCGAACTTCTGTGTCAGCATCGCTGTTGCGTAAGAGTTTGGCCACCGGCGGCTAGGTGCTCTATGACCCTCAAGAAATTCAACCACATATTTTTGAGTGTCTTGGCTTGGATACCAACGATCTCCATTGTCTTTTGACATTCCAAAATCAGCCCAAAGATTAGGGAATTCTAAAGTCGCTTTTTTAATGTAAGTAGCCATTTCAATTTCCTCGTTGTTTGTTGTCTATGAGTAAACTATATACTATTAGACAACTCTTGCAATGATTTCTATAGATCGTTTTGTCTTGGTCTTATATGTTTTTATAACTCTCTGGTTAATTCCCATTCGAACACTTTGCAGCCACTCATGAGCATGTCGTTGTAATCTTCCAGTTCTGGCCATCGCACAATTACCCGCCGTACGTCGTTGTTACTTAATATATTCTTGTTGGCACAGGCAAAAGCAGCAGCCAAGCCGGTTCCATTAGTGTCATTATCTGCAAATATGTAGAGCGTATCGACGCCGGAAGGTGCTTTGAACCTCTTCATCAGTGAAGAGTTGAGAGTTGACCAGACAGGTACTTTGTAGAGCTGGTGGGCACTCAATGCCGTTTCGATGCCCTCAGCTATTCCTAGTGTTGATTTTGGTTGGAATAACTTGACTGAAATTGAGCCACTATACTCCTGTAGTGATAGTGCTTTTTTCTGCACTTCAACCTTTGCTTTTGTTGCCCCGTCCAGGTACGTAACATGCCGCTGTATGGCCTCTGAATACTCATTTGAGGCGATTGCGTATATACATGGTAACTTACCACCAGTTTCAGAGTTGTATTCACCTGCGCTGTATTTAACGCCTCCCGTGGGTAGTTGTGTTATACCTCTTGAATTGAGATATCTTTCAGCGTCAGTACCTCTTATTACAGATAGTGACTTGAATCGCGCTACAGCCTGGTTTAAATTGTTGTTTACTTTTGGTGTTTGATGCTCAGTTGAGAAAGCGTTGCCAAAGGCTTGATCAATCTCTTTTGCTAGAGTCTTAAAGTCCTTGCCCGTTGATAGCTTCAAGAGCTCCCATAAATCACCGCTACCACACACGCAAATCCATGACCCTGAGCCGTCTTGATCATCTATCCTTAGCTTCCCTTTTCTCCCGCACATTGGGCACTCGCCTTTGTGATGGTGCCTTGGATTGACGGGCGGCAAGCTGTAATACTCTAAAATTTGCGGGGTTTTACCTTTAACGAAATCAGTCGTTTTCATGCTTTACCCCCTAGCATATCCCTAAGCTCCCTGAGAACCTTTGAGCCTCTTTCTCTAGTCTCTTTACTTATTAGTGGTGTCTTTGACTTGGCGCGACGTATGTTCTGCGACTTAATGTAGTTTCTTGTCTCGATTGATGCTGTTGATGGTGATTTGTTGAACTTGTTTGGCCAGTGACTAAATTTATTCTTAAACATATGGGCTGCCCAGCCTTCAGAATATAGCTTTCCTTTGGCCCTCATTTCTCGTATATAGCCCAGCAACTCACTATAAAACTGCTGTTTGTCCTTGTTTGTTGGTGCCAGCTTACCCTTTAGCTTTTCTATTTGTCGGCTTTCGTCAACATCAACATCTTGGCCACCAACAGACTTAAAGCCACATTTAGGGCAAATGGGCGTCTTTGCTGGCTTCATGTAAGTGCATTTTGGGCATTCTTTGGGCTTAGCTTCTATTTTCTCTATTTCTTTCTGTATCTGTTTGGGCGTGTCTTTGCCGTCATTGGTGCTCTTTAGCTCGTCGTATTCAATTGAATCTGGGTATCCTAGATTGTGAACTGTTCCAGAATGATCAAACACTATAAGCACGTCCTTGCCTTTAGCTATCCTTAGACCGCGACCAAGGCACTGCAACCATCTGATTTCTGATTTTGTTGGCCTCGCATAAATAATACATCTGACATCAGCGTCGAACCCAGCGACCAGCACACCAACATTACATATTACTTTTGTTATGCCGCTTTCGTACCTATAAATAATGTCCTGACGCTCATCGTGTGGCGTCTTGGCTGTCATTACTTCTGCTGTGATCCCAGAACCGTTGAAGCGGTTACATACTTCATTAGCGTGGGCAACGTTGCAGCAAAATGCAATTGTCGGCAAATCCTTGCCATTTTCTAGCCAGTTCTCAACTATATTCCCAACTATGACTGAATCACCCATGATTTCAGCCACTTCCTGCTCTTTGTAATCCATACCAAAACCAGCAGTATTGCTCTGCTTGACATTACTTAGATCCGGCTTGGTTGGTGCGTAAAACTCATAGTCAGATAAGAACTTCTGATTAATCAGCTCTCGCATTGTCGTTGGCTTGACGAAATGACCATAGTATTTACCCAGCCACGGGGCGAATGGCGTACCACTTAGGCCTACCACTGGAAAAGTGGCCTCCTCGATAATCTCTAGTAATTTGACACGCCTGATATGACACTCATCAACAATCATCAAATCAATATCACTTGGAAAGTCACGCCTGATCAACGTGTCAGCACTAGCTATCTGAATTAGGGCTTTAGGGTCATAATCTGGATGGTCACGCCAGATCAGGCCCGCTTTAGGTAGTCCGTATTCCTCAAACCTTGCAGCTGTCTGAGTTACCAGCACGGTATAGGGAGCTACAAATAGCACTCTTTTGCCGCGCTCTATAAATGACTGTACCAAATAAGATGCTACTGCTGTCTTACCGAATCCTACCGCTGCTGAAATTAGGTGTGTTCTTTCTTGCTTCCACCCCTGGCGAAGCATGGCTATAGCTTTCTGTTGTTTTGGTCGTAGTTGTTCAAATTGCATATTATCCCCTTGCTAGTAGCAAATTAGGTTGGTTTTACTGGCCTTTCTTTTAATCCTCTAATTACCTTGACCAGTCTTGAATTAGCTTCATGTCGTGCTCTATTGTGCTTCTTATGCTCTGTTGCCTCTAGTTCGTATTCTACCTCATAGACTGCGCTGTACTTCTCAGCAATCGCTTTGCCGTGGTTTAAGCCAGTGATGCCCACCAGCTCCGCAAACCTCTCGTCAAGCCACCTCTCATCGTGCTTGTGGCGTACCTTTGGCATTATCATTTTGTTTTCTCCACAAGGTCATCTTAGAGCGGTTAGTCAGGGATATAGCAAACCCCTTATTCCTAGCCACTCTATTGGTTTACAAGCAAGCTGAACAGTATCAGCGACCGTTTCTCATCCATGATGGTACGTCCAGACCATTAACCCTGACATTACCGCTGTTTATCCGCGCTCTAACGTCATTCAACTTGCAGGTGTTACCTTGATTGCTTATTTAACGCCCTAAGCTCTGGCAGTGTGTGGAACTTGCTTTATAGAGTGTCACGCCCACAAAGAATGATTCTCATGCGCGGTAGGTCTGAACAGAACTTGAGGAAAAATGGGATTTGGCTATAATGGCTTTACGCCGGACCGGTTTGTCATTTTTCATGGTTTGTAATGTCAGACCGGGTGCGAACCGGCATTTAAGTAATATAGCCCCGTTTTCCGATTTGGTCAACGGGGTTTTTTATCATTATAATACTGTTTTTTGGTCAAACCCCCAGAGCTAACCATTAGAGCTATTTTCATCTATTTTCAAAACACACCCCAGCAATACAATTGCAAAAAGCCTAGGTTTATGTTTATGCCAGTTCGTCAACGTGTTTAAACTAACGCCTGTTATTTCAGAAACAGCAGTGAGGCTTTTTAGCCCTACGCTTTTTGCTTGCTGTGCTGGTGTCATTAAATAACCTCCACAAAAATTGCATCAAGCTCATCAGCGTAAAGGTCAGCATCAACGATAATTTTGTGTGTAGGCTGGAAGCTTAAGCGAGTATCATCAAAAGTGGTGAAAAGCTCGCTTTTAGCGTCCCAGTAATAAGTTGCAGTGTTGTTAGTTGTTGATTTGTTGATAGTTTCCATTTTATTTGCCTCGGTATCTCTAGTTGATGTAATCATTATACCCAACTATTTAAAGAAAGCAAGGTTTATTTTAAATTATTTGTAGGAAATGTAAGATATAGCCCTATCAATTTGACTCATTCCGCTACGCTCCATTATCAATTTATGCGTAGGTTAGCTGTCACCTCCAGCAACGGCCTCTCTCATATCGTTTATCACTGCTTCGGGCGTGTATCCATGTGAAAACCATGAGTGATAATGGTATTGCTGCAACTTAAAATCAAAACCAACTTCTTTCGCTCTTTCGTTTAGCGTTTCTAGCCATTGATCGTAAGTTTGCCCATCAAGTTTCATTGCTTTCTACCCTCTCTTTACGCTCTAAGTTAAGCTTGTCCGAACAAGCGCGGTTCATTGCACGCTGAATGCTATCTAGTTGACGCCAGCTGTGGCCTTTAACTTTCTTGATCTTGTGGCAACGCTCGCATGTGAATATTCGTGAGTATTTATGCCTTTTCATTCTAAGCCTACTCGCCCAGCTGGCGGTATGTCTGAACATTCGTAACAACCTGAGTGCGTTGCGCCCTTAGTTAATTCCCAGTAAGTTGGTTCTGAATAGTATATTTTGTCTTTTTCTATTTGCACTCTTGTTATGCCGCCACACTCTTTGCTTGCTGTGCTGGTGTCATTTGCCAAAATCCTCATAAATCCAAACCAATTCATAACCGCTAACACCCTTTAGCCCTGAAAACAAAACCCTGTTATCTCCTTTTTTATATACATGGCATTTGCCGTAACCATCAACAGCCCATCCGTAACGGCTCACGCCGCCACCTTCTTGATTTTTGTTTTTGCTACTCGTTGCCATTCGCCAGCCCCATAATTTGCTTCAGAAACCCATGCGTAAAACTTGCTGCCTTCCTGTTTTGCTTCTCTGATAACGTTCTTTTTTAGCCCTAAAACCGCGATTAATTTAGTCATTTTATTTTGCCTCGGTATCTCTAGTTGATGTAATCATTATACCCAACTATTTAAAGAAAGCAAGGTTTATTTTAAATTATTTGTAGGAAATGTAAGATATAGCCCTATCAAAACAAAGAGTGTGGTATTTTTCTTTGAACCATAAAGGCCATTCTATAGAATAGTCTTGTGTACAAAATGTGCTCCTAAATCCCATTATTTATCCACTATGATTTTGTAGACTATCTCAGACCAATCATTGCCTGCCTCTTCTTTTATAGCATCACGCACCCTATACACAGGTACTCCCAGTGATTCAGCTATGGTACTGACTACATCACTCTTCCTGACTACGTAGTGTTCGCCTACCAAGAAATTCAGCGCTTTGATTACTTCTTCGTTCATTGTCTTACCTCCAAACATAACATCTATATTTCTTCAACAAACCTTTTCAGTCTTCCACACTTAGAGCATGAAAAAACCTGTATATGCTTTCTGTCGGTATCGCAAAGGTAGGGTGATAACTTAATTTTTGATAACCCACCCAGCGAATCCAGCGACTCAGTAACACATTCAAACTTGCTTTTTGTCACTTCGCTACTAAGTAGCTCCCAATCATGCTTGCAAAACATCGTTTGATACCCTCCCGTTTCGATACCTTAACTATATACTCCCAGTAAACTTAATCAAGACCGTTTGGTTATATGCTAGTAAACTTTTATGCTAAAATAATTGTTTAATGTTAAATAGATTAGTGTACTATGAGTAAACACTTTGAGGGCTTATGAATGGATCTTAGAAAAGCTATATTAAACGAAATGAGCAAAAAAGGCGTTACCAGATCAGAGTTAGCTGATCAGGCAGGCTATACACGGGGATACATCAGTCGCATTTTAGACGATGGTGGGAGCATTAAACTAAACAGCATACGCGCTCTAATACGCATCGCTAAAGTGCTTAACGTTAAAGTTTGGCGGCTGGTTAAGAGGGCTGAGGAAAAGGGTGACGATGACTGACTTACTAGAGTTTATTGAAGGGCAGCTAGATTGCAAAGCAGGTCGGGCAATACCAGAAAATGCGTCTAAAGCTAGGCTTGCAGGCTATGACTTAGAATACCAACGAGAGGAAATGAACAGTAATGGATATAACGGAACGTTTAGCGGAAATACAGAAGACACTGAAAGCGCCAAAGAGTCAATTTAACAGCTTTGGTAAGTACTCTTATAGAAACCAAGAGGACATCTTGGAAGCTGTTAAACCTCTACTTGGTGGCTGTGCCTTAGTGGTAGGTGATGAAATAGTGTCTATTGGTGATCGAGTCTATGTGAAAGCTACGGCAACTCTGATGTACGGTGAAGCAAAGCTAAGCAATACGGCATACGCTCGTGAGCCAGTGATGAAGAAGGGTATGGATGAATCACAGATTACAGGCGCTGCTAGCTCTTACGCTCGTAAGTATGCGCTTGGTGGCTTGTTCTTGGCCGACGACACCAAAGACGCTGATTCAACAAACAATCACAAACCTAATAAGCATCAGGAGTGGGCGGCACTACTAATCGGATACAAGCAAGCCAAAGAAGATGATGCGCTACTAACTGAATTTGAGGCTAAGGACAACGACTTCGTGGCTGAAGCTTGGAAGTACCTAAACTCTACAGATCGAGCGCAAATAAAAAAGATAATAGAACAGGAAAGAGAGGCAAGAAAGAATGGCTAAAGGCACAGTAAACAAAGCGATCATCTTGGGCAGATTGGGCCAAGATCCAGATGTCAGGCAGACGGCAAGCGGCACTAGTGTTGCAAATTTAAGCGTAGCGACCAATGCGCTCGGCTCCAAAGATGAGCAAGGAAATCGACAGGATGCGACAGAATGGCACAGGGTTGTTCTATTCGGTAAGACTGCGGAGATAGCCGGTCAGTACCTCAATAAAGGCTCGCAAGTCTATATAGAGGGAAGGCTGCAAACTACCAAATGGCAAGATAAAAACGGTCAAGATAGATACACGACTGAAATTATTGGTAATGAAATGCAGTTCATTGGCGGTCGTGACGACAATACAAGTGCGAATCAAGGTGGCAGGTCTAATCAGCAAGCGGCACCGACACCGCAACCGTTGGCAACTGATGATTTCGGGGACGACATACCTTTTAGTTAAGTCCCTTCTAGCGGTCGGGACATAAAAAAATAGGCCGCTTTAAACTTTAATGGGTGATCACATGACTAAACTAAAGAAAGCAGGGCTAACCGTTGTTGGTTGGGTAATGTTCTTGTTAAACACGTTGCTGGTCGCAGGGCCAGCTATTGTAATCGGCTGGATCAGCGTTATAGCAACGATTGTTTCTGCTGCTACGGCGATGGTCACAAACGGACTGATAGACTTACACAAGCAAATAGACAAGGCCCGCAAGCGTATAATATCAAATGATATATAGATTGACTATTTTATAAACTTATAGTATAAGGGCTAAAACTACCATAGGTAAGGACTATGGACACTGACGTGATGATAGACGAAGCAAATAGACACGCAGAAGCAGTATACAGGGCGCTTTGTATTGTTGCAGACGATACCAATACCCAAGCTGCTTTTCGTGCTCAACACGAGGCCTTAGGGCTAATTGCAGCTATCGACAGACTAAAGGATTTACTTGTTGAAGCTGCATAAGCAGGAGTTGGCTTATAACTATTTAGTATTTTATTTCTTTGGCTAGTGAGTTTACTATCATTAAACAGTTGAGTAACAGTAAATAGAGGTAACAAGATGACTTTATCAAGCGAATCAGTATATGACTCACAGTACCAATTGATCTGCGAGGACGACAATATGTATGAAGACCTCAAGCAGGCAGTGTCAGAAAGCGTAGTGAATGCCGTGCTTGTCTACAACGACTGGGCAGGCAAGGCTGAGGAAAACTTAGAAATGCTAGGCCTCGATCACGCCAAGCACCGCGAATACAGTTTTGCAAGTTGGCTGGCGTTTGCAATGACCGAAGATGACCGCAACGTCTTATCGATTGACATTCGCCGCGTATTTTACGGTATGGCTGATCGTGATGCAGCTAGCAGCCTAGGGGATTTCTACGCTAACTTTCTGGAAGCTAACGGGATGTTGGAAGTCATGCTTTCTGATTTGGGGATGAAATAAGATGTTAATTGATTACAAAGACGAGATATTAATCACACTAGCTTTTATAGTTACGGTTTGGCTTATATTGACAATTTGGAAGGAAAACATGCGAGATTTTACAGGGTATAAAGTATACAAAATAAACGGCGATCTTAAAAAAATAAAGAGGTCTGACGGACTGAATGCAAGCGCAAAAGAGATTGATTTGATGCTTTCTAAAGATCTGCCATTTGAGATAAAAATCAAGAATCGACAGGGCGTAACAGTTAAGCAAACAACAGCAAAGACCTCAGTTCTCGGTATAGATCGGGAAATTGACGGGTACTTACACGATTGGGTTGCGACAGTAGCTAAAGAGAGAACGAAATAATATTGGTTTTTTAGCTTACACGCTGATTATGCAAAAATATTTGATAAAAGTGTTGACTATGCCAAGCATTTTGGTATTATATAGATATTGAAGCAAACAGCAAAAAGGGCTAACCAATAATGAAAAAATTAACTAAAGCACAATTTAAAAAAATGTTAAAAAATGAGCTCAAAAATGGTCGCTCCCATTTACAAGCAATGGCGGCGCTACAATATGAGTTTGAGCTGTACGCAGAAGTAATACACAAAGCAACTATTGAACTAATTTTAAAAGATGCCAGCTTATAAGCTGGCAAACACAAAGGGGAATGCAATGGAGGCTGTAAAAGTAAGAATCGCAGCTAACGGCGCTCAACTTGAGCTATAACATATAAAAGCGCAGTTATAATAATGACGACAACGACATCAAGTAAAGCAAAAGCGGCAGGTTTTAAAAGCCTGTCACAAGTTGCAGAAATTTATGGAGTTACAACCGAAACTTTGCGCAACTACGACAAGCACGAACCGACAAAGCTACAGATAATCTTTTTGGGTTGTGCGGCTTATTTGGCGCAATTTGAAGACCATGAATGAAGAGTTAAGGCTATACATAGAGCACAACGTTTTCGTTTTCCTTGCTCTTATTAACATTCATTTATTTTTAGACAGGATAAATTTTTATGAACTCTATTGATGATATTACGAAATTTCAACGCTTAATTGTCACGCCGGGTGACGAGCACCAGAAGTTATACGAGGATTTAATAGAAGAGGAATGGAAGGAATTTGAAAGCGCGATAGAAATAGGCAATAAAATAAAAGAGGCGTGTGATGTCATTGTGGTTTGTATTGGCTATCGAGTGGCAGCTAGCAATGTTATTGGGGTGGTCGACGGCGATGTCTGTGTGACGAAATTTTGGAAAGCGTTTACCTGGCTCAATGATGCGCTTGGAGAAGATGCCGCGAATAAAGCTTTAAGGTTAGTTAACGAATCCAATCTATCTAAGTTTATCTTCGATGAAAAAAACGTGTCAGAGTCGTTGCTATGGTATTCAGATCGGGGAATAAAAACTTATGGCGAGGCTGTTGACGGCAGGCTCATTGGTATATTTTCATCTGAAGATCAAAAGGTTGGCGGGAAGGAATACAAAAAAGGTAAATTACTTAAAGCTGAGCCGTTTTATAAGCCTGTTAATGAGGCTGAACTAGCGGGGCTTGTGAAATGACTGCAAAAGAGAAGGCTATAAAAGTAATGCGTTCGTGTAAAACCATGTATCATATACCAATGGCGCGGCGATTTGCTAAGCTAGCGGGACTTACAGACGATGAAATTAAACAGCTAGTGCCAGTGCTTTTGTCCGGTGATAAATTTACCATAAGAGGATTAAAGCGTAGGCAGAGGCCATCAAAAGATGGCGTGTGGTGGTTTATTGATAAAAAGGATAAATCAGAATTTAAGGAGGTTGCTTTTACTGTCATAGATAGCGGCAAATGAGCCGCTTCATTACTTAGCCTTACCCTTGAGCTTCTCGAACGTTCGCAATCCACCAAGACCAAGCATACCCATAAGCACAGTCTGAAGTGATATCATGTCGAACTCAGGCAATTCGGGAAGTTCTGCACCAGTAGCGGCTATTATGAATATCAGGAATGGCTGCAATACGTAATGATATCCAAAGCCAAAGCCGCACACCCAGCCAATGAAAGGACGCCACCCAGCCACAAAGGTCGATCTGTGCGTTGCCTCGACTTTGTTCAGCTCTACTTGCAGTGCGGCGGGCTGCTGCTTCAGCTTTTCCATGACCATTTTGGCCTGCGCCCGCTCTTCGTCGCTTGTGAATATCTCATCAAAAGCATTGCCTACTGCTGTTATAGCATCAGTACCACCACCAACACCAAATAACTTTGATAACCAACTCACTATAGTTTCTCCAGTTGATTAGCTAATTCCGCATAGTACAACGAAGCGTCTTTGTGTTCGTAAATGTAGTTGTCGTCAACACGTAGCCACCTTATCTGCATGCCGTTTACGCGCTTAACGACGGGCCGCGCATCGACATGAATCATTACTGATGGTTTGGTGTCAAAGTACAAACCAAAGCCACCGATAGCGTGAATCTGTCTTGCGTGACTGAGAACAGTTGCGACTTTGTTTTTATCTGAAGCAATGAATAGGTCGCTGGCGTCAGAGAGTCTGGGGCCGTCGCCGTGATCTAAGCTGTGTCTTGAACCGCCAACTGCCCTGATATGGCCCTCTTTTAGCGGGGAGGGTGTCATAGGCACGCCGGTAGCTTCACGCAACGGGAATATGCACTCATGAAATAAATAATAATCCATGCTGCCAAGAACATTCCCAGGCCATTCATTAGCTTCAAAGTTGTCTGTTTTTGTCCAATCTATCATTTACGGGCCCCCAAATTTAAAGCTCAACCAAAATGCAAATGCTGAAATTACTATACCCGAAACAGTCACAGCGACAATAGCCCTGATGCCTTTTTTGATTTCCATGCCGCCCTTTTGCTTGTTCACCCAGGTTCGCAGATCGGAAACATCTTCGACTAAGCAAGTCACATGTTCAACAATCGCTGCGTTATCGGCTCGATCTCTTTGCATTGTAATCAGTAAATCTGTCTGTATTTTTGATTGCCCTGCCATCTGCACCTGACTTGCCGCTGCCGTCTCTGCTAAGTGCTTCATTTCCGTCGCTAATTGCGACATCTGTATTTCTACTCCTCGCAAACGCTCTTCGATTGAGTTCGATCTTATATTTTCTACAATTTTCTTTTCGCTCATTTTTTTTCAGCTCTCTGAATGCTGCTGGGGCTATTGCTATAAAAATGGTTATACTTGCGATAAAAGCTAGTAAGGAGACGGCGGCGACTAAAGCCTCGATCATTCCAACCTCCTATTACCAAGCCCATTACCATCATCGAGACTAATATCAGCCAGAGTTCAGGCATGATATCGTCAATGTAGTCGTAAGTAGTCCAGAAAACCTCAATATCAATATCATAAATCAAGCTAGGCGGTGGTATTGACCACCACTCGTTGTTAAAAATCGAATAAACCAGCACATAGTAATTTTCATATAAGTAATATAAAACTGGACTACTGAACAACAGTATAACACTCGTGCTGATAGCAAGCTTTAAAAGTGCAAAACGACTCACAAAAACAAGCATATAAACTAAGGCTGTAGCGTAAAAACCGCCGAATATCAAGGCCCAATGGCGTCCTTGGAGGTCAAACAGAGTTAGAATGTGCCAGTCAATAAGTACTAAAAAGGAGTAAAAAAGAGCGAAGCCAAGGCCAACCATATTGCGACAAAATAGCATCGCAGCAGTTAGCATGACTAATATTGAAAGATGGTCAATATAGATCATGCAACTGGTCAGCTCTTGACATTGCTCCATTTACTTGCGCTTGGCCTTGCGAGGCTTAGGCTTTGGTGAAGGTTTGTCGTCTTTCGGTTTAGTTGGCATTTTATCTTCCTCTTTAGTTTGTTTATCTTGATACCCGCCCTACATCAAACCTGTAAATGCTTGTTGAATCAACAGCAAACATATATTGATTTGACTTGGCAAATTTTAACCCTTTGAAGGCTAAGCTATCGAGCTGTTTTGTGCTTGTGTTTGTTGCGTTCTCAAAAAGCCCAGGATTTGAGAAGAATAAATTCAAGAATCTATCCACACCAAAAGCAACAGCATACGCACCGCTTTGCTCTGCATCAAAGGCATCGACTCTGGTTAAGGTTGCTGCTGACAAGCTAATACTACCCGTTTGAGTTAATGTCGATATGTCGTAATTAGTATATGCAGAATAAGTAACGCCAGAAGATGTAGAGCCGTTATCTTCCATTACTAAAAACTGACTTCCTTCTCCAATTATTCTTAATTTTTTCACTGGGATCGAGGAGCTATAAGTCGCAGTTGATGACAGTCCGGTTATGCTGGATATGTCAAAAGCTGAACTTAAACTATACTCTTCAATAATAAATTCAGTTCCAATACTTTGGTTCATTAAAAATAATCTTGTGCCGTCTATACTGAAATCAAAAGACTGGTAAAGCGAATCAGACAAAGTGTAGGTGTCGCTCAAGGTAGCGCCAGAAACTACATATTGAGTTGCAAAGTCGTACTTTACGATACGATAAGGCGATGTACCTGTCATGATTAGAGCAAAGTTGCCGCCAGGATCAATAAAGACATCCCTAAAAGACAATGACCCTAATAACTGGAAGTCGCCTAAATCTATTGCTGATGGATCATAAATTGCTGCCGGTCCATACAGTAGCTGACTTGATGTAGGTGCAGGTGATAGCGGGTCTTTGTTTATCTCGTCAGCAACCCATGCCCTTTTATATCTGCCCTCTGACAATCGTTCACTGTAAATACATCTATAACTAATGGCATCATCAAGGTGTATAATTGGGTAAACGCCGTCAGCGTCAGATTTAATGGGCTGGGCTATGACATTTTGCAGGTCAGAATCTGAATATACATCTTCTTGGTCGTATGAGTCTGTAGTAAAAAACTCTAATTGACCCTGCACAGACCTGCCTGTCTTGTCGTTCTGAAATGTTTTTGGCAGGCTAAAAAGGCCTGTAGTGCTCCCCGCAGCCCTTAAATAGCTTGCAGGGTATATGCTCACACCTCTTAATCTGACGATAGAAAAGTATTTCCCCCCGCTAAAAAAAGCTATTTGAAGCCAATCGCGGTTATCGCTGTCACTGTCTGTGAAGTCCTCGTCATAAACAATATCTAAATAGTAGCTGCCATTTATAGAGCTAAGGCTGAACGCTGTCGTGCATTTGTACTGCACCAACCTCCTAACTCCGCTGGATTCCTGGGTAGCGTAACAAGTAAGCCCGTCATCTGAAAAGCACACAGCATTAGGAGTGCCTAGCAAACCGTCTGATGATTCGAACGTTTCCGATATCGTAGCGCCCGTAATGTTAAAGTCAGAAGAAAGTACTCTTTTTTCTATAAGCGAGTTCGTCTTGTCGCATGAAAATAAATTCAGGCCGTCCGGTGAAACATAAAGCCCAGAATGACCATCATTGCCAAGGTCAAGCGATTGGCTCAGTGAAGCGGTCGATAGATCGTAATTTGTGCCAAGTGTGTACACTCTTAGACCATCGGTTCCAGTTAGATTCTGAAGCACCATTATTTTAGAGCCGTCAGAATTAAACTTAATACTCCTCATGCTTGTTAAGCCTGGTATTTCAACGTCAACGCCGCTATCTCTGCTATTTAAGTCGTAAGCAGTGCTTAGAGTAAATACTTTAAAAAACCCTGTTGTTGCCTGGGCGATAAATACCTTTGTGCCATCGCTATTGAAATCAACACCGCCGTTCGGCGTCCTAGAGCTGGAATCAGGACAAAAGCTCAAATAATCAAACACATCGGGGGTGTAATAAATTGCCTCATTAGATCCAACTATATCTCTTTGTGTATCATTGTCGGATGGTGCCAATGGATAATCATCAACAGAATAAAGCTCTTCATAAACTCCAGGTCTTGTGCGCTTAGATAAAACCACCGTATACGACAAGGCATCATTTATATAAATTTGCGGGAATATACCATTTTCATCAGCTATAACAGGGTTGTCTATCTGAAAACCAAGCCCGGAGTCTGAATAAACGGGCTGCAAAATAGCAGTGCCAGACTGATAAAAAGTAAGGCTAGCATAAGGTAATGACAGGCCTTTTTTGTCGTTAGCAAAGGCTTTGGGGTTGCTAAAAAGCGCCATTATGCGGGCCTCTCAAAATTAGTTAAATAGTCATAAATTCTGTACCATTGCTCATCAACAAACCACAATCGTTTGCCAGAATCAAGAAACCTAAACCTACCGTACACGCCAATCTGTGAAGTTAAGTTTAAAAATTGCCTGCCTGGAACAGCAGTGGTTATATTAAATGGCGTCTCCATGTGTAACGAGTACACGCGCTCTGATGAGCTGCCGTAAAAGTAAGCCTTCTTTCCGTCTGGCGTCACTTGTATTGAATTTATGCTGTTCTCCTGAGCCACGCCAGACGTAAGATCATAAGCGCCAATATAGGTTAGAGTAGCTATGTCGTAAGGCGTTGAGGCCAAATAGTATAAAATTTCTTGGTCGTTAACATTACAGACATAAAAAGCAGATCCACTGTTAGACCAAATTATATCGACGCCACCCGCTAAAAACTGACCTGTCGTAGTAAACGTCTTTTCTCTAGTTGCGGTTCTTAAGTCATAAGCTGTGGTTAGTGCATACTGTATGTATAAATCGCCAAGATTATCTATTATATAAAACTTAGTGCCGTCATCGTTGAATGTGAAACAACCAACATTTACCGTGCCGCCGTCTATAGCTTCTGCGTATTCGAGCGAGTATGAAGATAGATCAAGCAAGTTACTTAACACAAACGACTGAATGACTCGGCCTGTGCCACCATAACCAAGAAAGAATCGCTCACCGTTTGGCTGTACTTCAAAGCCTGCCGTAGGTGTCGTGACACTTAAAACGTCATCGGTAAAATTAGCCACGCTGCCAGAAAGATTCTGGTAACTGAAATGGTATGGAACGTTTTCACTGTTGCCGGTATATTCTACGACGCCATTTGCAGGGGCAGCCCCATAAACAACGCCGTCTTGCTCCCATACTGTCTTGTAAAGGCCTTCTCGTATACGCTCCTCATAGACAACTCTATACTCTTCTCGCTCAGTAGCGTAAAAAACAGGGAATCGACCGGCACCGTCAGCATATACAGGATTGTCTGTGGTTTTAGTTAGAGCATAATCAGAATATATTGCTTTAGGGTTGTATGTGCCTGTTTCATAAAAAGAGTACCTAGCATAAGCACTAGTGCGCCCATCACTATCATTTTGGAATGTTTTGGGTAGGCTGAAAATGCTCATACAGTACCAAAGCCTTTTATTTTAAACTTAAAAACCCCCAGCACTACAGTGTTGGCGACATCATTAGTGCCAACACCGACAGTAAATGAATTGTTTGATTCTAAGTATATTCTTGACATTTCATACATAACATTGTCAGTGCCAGCCGCTGTAGTTACGATAGTCGAGCATTGCGCTCTACGTAGGTCTTTAGTGAACCCTGATGACTTTCCCGCATAAACAATAAATGAATCATCAGCAGGGCTTACTGATGCTGTAGCCTGCCAAATCACATCTATATAAACGGTGTCAGACGGAAGTATGTCTAGGTCAGCGTCTATTATCGTTGCGCCTGAGCCTGTTGGACCTACAGTAACATTGGAATCTGTAGTGTCATTTATCGAACCAATCAAATCAATAGAGCCAACACCTGAAGGATAATCCTCAGCGCTGTAATAAAATATGTCGGCAGTAAAACCGGAAACCGTTGGTGCATCTAATCCTAAGTTAGTTCTAGCTGTGGCTGCATTGGCAACATCGGAAAGATTATTGGCTATACTGAGAAACTCGCTAGCGATACCTAGGTTAGTTCTAGCTGTCGATGCGCTATTTACATCTGATAAGTTGTTGGCGCGACTTAAAAACTCACTTGCAATGCTTAGGTTAGTTCTAGCTGTTGCCGCGTTAGACACATCAGATAGATTGTTCGCTATCTGTAAAAACTGGCCTGCAATGTTTAAATTAGTTCTTGCGGCAGACTGAGCTGCACCGCCAGCCGCTGCTATCTCAGATAGATTATTCTTTGTATAAAGGTAATTATATAATCGCTGTATTTGGTTGCCGTTATCGAGATCAGCAAAAGCGTCATCATCTGCGGTGCCAGTTCCGCCAGCCACAACAAGCCATTGAGCGCCTTCATCGTCTGTTTCATTTGCAGTGCCAAGCGTTACGATGGTTTGCCCAATCTGTAAATCAACCGTTTCGCCAGTGATTGTAATGCCTTGCTTGGCGTCAACTAAGTCATCGAAGTATAGGGCGCTGGTTGTTAAGACAGTACCCTCAGCAGCGTTTATCCCATCTCGGTCAAATAGCTGAACATCATTCTCGTCAGTGACTACAATTCTATATGCGCCAGATTCTAAAAATATGGGAGGGAAAACGCCGCCATCGTCAGCAATGACGGGGTTCGTGTTGAGATTGACCAAGGAGCTATCTGTAAATGTATCTTTGTAAGTCGATGTTCCTGACTCATAAGTGTATATTTTAGCACCTGGCAGAGTTCGCCCAACTGCATCATTAAAAAATAGGATTTCTTGCTTTAGCGTCGCCATTAGTTATTCTCCTGGGCTTCGTCGCCCTCACCCTCAATAAGCCAAGGTATTATACCAACAGTTGCTATTTCAGCCCTAGTTGCCTCTGGCAAAGTCGCTACCCAGTCATTATAAGCTCTACTGTCTATAAGTGCTCTCCTAGTCCTTCTTGCTGCCTGGGATGCTGGATTGCTAGCAGCGACTAATACAGCCCTAGTGAACTGCGGGCTTGCCATCAGCGAGTCAGCGGCATCTAACGTGCTCTGCTTCACCCCATTCCCTGACAGGGTGCTTGCCAATGCGCTAAATGCTGGGTCTACCTGGGCTGTACTTGCTATATTGTAGAGCCTAGACACAATACCGTCTTTTTTATCAAACTGACGCAAAAGCGTTTGTATTCTCCCTGTAGGTGCGGCTCTCTTTGCGGCTGCACTCCAGCCTTTCGACACTTTATATAGATCATCCAATCTACTAACTTGATCTTCACTGAAATGTTGAAAAAGCTTGTTTTTTAAAGTAGGAGAACGCTGTAAACCCTCATACCAGCTAGCATACCCTGGCATGGTCAATTGGCTTGCATTCCTTCCGCCATTCGTAAACGCATAACGCAAAGAGGTCGCCATCGCCTCTTGCCGCATATCTTCAGGAATAGCTGCCATGACCCTATCAAAGTTTCTAAGCTCATCAACACTAGCTCTACGCACAACAGCGCCGAGCTCAGGAATAATGCTCTTTTGTAAATTGCGACCTAGGGCGTCAATCATCGCCCCCTCAATGCCTTTTTTCTGAGCAGTCAAGTTTTTAGCTTGATCCCAAACACCTTGAACACCATAAATCGGGTTATCTGCTATCTGTCCCTGTATGTCAGTTAAAACCCCGTAATATTTGGAAAGCTCAGCCTCCGAGGCATTCTCAAATGGTGTTGATTTTTTAGCTAGCTGTTCACCTATAAGCTTTCTTTCCCTGTCTATCAACTCATAAGTTACTACCTTGTCGGGGTCACTTACAAACCTATAAAGCTTTTTTTCTACTGGCGACAATTCAGAAACATCGCCGCCATAAACGGCCAGCCTTTGGCTTAATACATCACCTAGACCAGAAACATCAACAACCTCATCACCTGGAATAGCATCGCCTATAGCATTATAAAGGGCGTTAGCTTCATCCTGTAATGCTAGCCTTGTGTCCTCGACTCCTTGGGTTATCCTGTTTGACATGCTTGCGGTGTCAATGTCGCCGCCAAACTCTTTAATGATTTCATCAGCTTTTAATGACATCTGATCTATAAATCTTGCTTTCTTGGTTGCTGTTTCACTGCCAATAATGGTCGCAAGTCCCATTTCAAAATCCTGGAATTGCGGGTTTTGCGAAGCGGCTGATAGTGGCATTTGATCAGCAACGCCCAACCTTTCAGCCGCTTCAATTGTTGCGGGGTTTACCTCTACCTCTGCCGCTAACGTCGAAACCCTATCAGTTGTCGGTTTAGTTACCGTTTCACCAGCAAGCTGCGTCACCTGGCCTAGTTCATCAACTCTCTGGCCGCCTTCTTGGGCAATGCTCATCGCATCCTTTACGGCATCATTGTAAGTAACCCCGTTGGCACTAAGTACTGACACTAGATGATCTGTTGGCTCGCCTGTAGCTTTTATGAGTGGGACAGTTGGAGCCTTTCCGGTCATCCTCCGATATACCGAACCAAGACCGCGACCAACAACAGGAATGCCCATTTCGATAGCCAAGGCCACGCCGCCGCCAATACCCGCCCCAGCCAAGGGGTCTTGCCCTCTACCTTGGGAAATAATCCCACCTTCTGACGCTCCTAATAATCCAGCTCCAGCAACCCTGGCAGCCGTTGAGCTTAACATTGGAACTTTGCTCGCTACAGCACCAGCCCCGCCACCTGCCGCCAAAAATGGCGCAGTCTCACCAACAAACTCACCAGCAGTAACAGCCCCACCAGTGGGTGAAATTTGTTTTAACTGCTCCATTGATCTAAGGTCAAATTCGTCCTCTTTTTCCATCATCCCTAAGCCCCTAGCAACTGTAGAGAATCCCCTACCAGTGCCGACCAGAAAATTGTCCAGGGTTGACATATCTTCAATTTGAGCCGCCTGATAAGGGTTGACTTGTCGTAACTGCTCAAGCTTTATAAGTCGCTCACGCTCTTTAAGTCTACGCCTTTTTGTTCTGGTGTCTCTTCGCCTGTCTCCAGTATTTCCGGTTCTAGCCATGATGTCTGCATATACATCCTGTGGCAATCCAAATTCATTGCTTGCGCCCTGGGGTATGACGGCACCTACCGGGTTTGCCCTTATATCACTGCGCTCAGCGGCCTCAATCATAGCCGCCAATCTTGCCGCGCCGTTCCTGTCGCCAGCTTCATGCGCCGCTCTCATAGCTTGCTTTAATTGCTCGACATTGTTGGTGGTCATAATTGACCCCTATAATGCTGCAATAGCTCATCGTCGCTCATTTCGTCAGTGCTTACCAAATCAGGCATATCAAACATCCCAGGTTTTCTGGCCCTGTACTTGTCTAATAGGTCTTCATTTATTCTGTTTTCGTACAACGACAAATACTCGTCCATTGTTGAGTTAGAATTCTTGACAGAGCTGTTAGAAAGCCGTTTTGCCGTGGTCACTATCTCGCTGATCATCCTTGGCGATAAAGCCTCACCAGTATTCAACTTGTTTATGTAGTTAGACATATAATCAAAAAGACCACCGGATTTTTGAAGCATTACTTGTTCGCCTTCCCTGACAACAGAGCCAGGGTCTAAAGCCTTCATAAATTTGAACACAATTGCTAATTGATCCGATGGTGAAGAACTTTGCCCTAGTACTTCCAAGTCCTCAGCAGCCTGTCTGATAGCTTTTGATTCCTTGACTATGCCGTCAATATCCTTGCTTATGTCTCTAATGGTCTTTGTGTCTACCTCTTCAGCTTGTGATGCCATCCACTCATCAATAGATGGATTCTTGGACAGCTCACCCGTTGCAGTATCAAAGACGCCAAATTCATTGACCTGAAATCGGCCTTTTTCTTGCTGATCTAGTTCTATACCGGATTGCTTCGCTAGCATATTTATCATTATACGTCTTTGCTCTGGCCGCATATTAATCAGCATTTGCGTATCCATAGCATTACCTCCGCCAGCGCCAATATCTTGCAGCCTCTTCTGTAAGATCTGATTTTGCGAATCGACATCATCACCAACCGATATTAGCTGCATAATATCTTGCTTGTCTCGCTCATCAGACATGACCCTATTAGCCTCTGCCTTACTTGCAGCCTGACCCGACAAGTAATCCTTTGCCCCAATGTACATCTGAGGCGACTGTTTTGATAACTGACCCAATGCGTCTTGATCACCAGTTATCGCTTTGCCAAATAACATATTAGTCATTTTGTTTTGGTCGCGCTCATCTACATACTGTTTTGACCTCAGAAAGTTCTGAACTGCGTTTGTAAGACCTATCGATCCATAACCAGCCATGCTATAACCTCGCGTAATCTACAAATAAGATTCCGTCAACATTGTGAACAGCATCAGGTGTTATTTCCATTGCCTCCTGAGCCATCACGCCGACCATTGGAGTTTTATCAAAAATGTAGTTGTAACTATACCACTGGTGCTTGCCTATTTTCTTGTATGGCTCGATGTTCTCCTTAAACCGTCTATCACTTAAAAACGGCAAGACTGATGCACCCGCTCCAATAATGTCACCAACAAATCCACGTCGGCCCTCAGCTTCTTTTGCGTCCATCTGGGCCTGTGTTTGAGCTGCATTCAAATCTTGTCCGCGCTGACCCATTAGCATATTTGCAATTGATTGCTGACCGCCTAAATTAAATTGCGCTTGATTCACGCCGCCTTGACTTTGCAAGCCAGCCAAATACTGCGATAGGTTTGCCGTATTACCAGCACCTGCGACAGCGCCTTGTTGCGCTAACTGAGCTAGCCTATTTGCTGCATCAGTTTCTAAGCCAGCACGCTGTTGACCACCCGTCAAAGCTAACTGTGCCAATTCTGAGCCACCGCCACGTAGCAGATCAGCTATGCTCATGGCTTCCTGAGTTGCAAGATTAGCGCCAGCACCCGCTAAGTTACGACCGGCGCTTGTTTCAGAGGCAAGCCTTGCAAGTTCTCGCTCGCGCTGCATGTCTTGACGATCCAGCAAGCTCATTTCCATTGCGCCGCCAATGTCAGCGGCTTGCTCAGCAGTAGAGCCTGAGAACAGCTTTCCTAATCCAGCGCGATTAGTGACAAGATCATCTATAGCAGACTTCCTGCCTCGCTCCATTGCGCCATAGCCACGAGTTTGCTCTAAGGGCGTTCTTTCACCATAAAGCATATCTTCAAATCGTTGTGCTGCTCGCTCTGTTCTCTGCATATGCGGGGATAACATTTCACGAGCACTTGCAAAGCCAGGAACTAGCGATTGCCTAGCCTGGTCAATGCCTGTTTGCACGTTCCCTGTAGCTTGAGCTAATGCAGGATTTAAGGCTTGTAGCGCCCTATCTCGCCCACCAGATACATCACCACGGGCGGCGGTTGTTCCGGTTGCTAGCTGCTGGTTTGCACTCATGAGGGCGTCACGTATGCTTTGCTCTGCGCCTTTATAGCCCTGAGCTATTCCAGCAGAACCCTGGCTTATTGCTGGATTAAGCATGGCAGCAAAATCTATGTTTTCTGGCGTGTTTAGATCATCAAGTGATCCAAGCCCCATAAAATCACCCACTGATTCCAGGGCTTTGCCGCCAGTCAAGGCATTTAGTGAGGCTGGGCCTACACCCATAGCCAATGAAGCTATATCAAACATTTTATGGCCCCTCTAACACAGTGACTCGTGCGTCCAAGTCTTCTATGCACTCGATAAGTGAATCAATGGATTTAGTTAATTGGTAGTATGTGTCTTCAAAATACTTTGTCGGTCTGCCACGCTCGTCAACTATGCTTATGTTTACGTCCAGCTCTGGCGCTGGTATCGGGTTACAAGCCATCTAAACCCCCTTTTCAACGTAAAGTGTTGGGTAGTAAACAACAAACGAAATAGGCTCTGTAACGATTATCTTAAAAGTCATTTCAAAACCTCGTTTAACCATACCGAAGCTACGAGAAACGACTCTTATATTCCTATCCCCTGGCTCGCCAATACTTATATCTTTTTTTGACTTATAGGTAACGCCGCCGTCTTTACTATATTTTAGCTGTATTTTTGGCGTGTAAGTAGGCGCAAAGTCGCTTCCAACTTCCATGTTCAGCTCAAACATAGATATGAACAAAGCAGCGGAATCGTCAGAAATAGCAGGAGTGACAATAGTAACTGGTATGGCTTCACCCGCTTCAGTGAAAGTCGCATCGTCAAACTCCCATAGAGTGCCTAAGCGCCAGTCACCAACAATGACTTTATTGAAATTAAGAACTGATTCTTTGCCGCGCCATCTTGAAATGCCTTTGGATTCTCGCTTATGCCAAAGCCCTGTTGAAACATCGTACACCCATGTAACCTCTGCAACGGGGAACGTTAGCACATAGAACTTATGTACAGGGTGATCGATAAAAAATCCTTGCGCCAATTCAGGGTTGGCGTATCCCGTGTATTCTCCAAACCCCTCACCGCTTATTGCATACTCAAGATTGATATCGCTAATTTTTCTGGCTTCTGAACCGTCTATTTGCCAGACCGTAAGATCATTAGCAAGCCAAAATAAATTATCTTTCCATTGTGCTAGTGAGTCTTGTGCGGCGATACCGCGATCAATCGCAGCACCTTGAACCGGCCTAACAGGAACTGTGGTGTCTGTTGGGTCACGCTGCCAATATTCGATAGTTTTTGAGCCAAAAAGCCACAAATTCGTCTTAGTTGCGGCGATTGCTTTTAGTGGGTCTGGCGAAGCCTCTGCACTTGCTAGCCTAGTTGCTGAATAGTTAAGTCCGTCAGCGGTATCGCTTCCGATAAACACATTTGAATCTGGGCGATTTAGCCAAAATATCTGGTTTAACGAAGCAACATAAACATCAGCCGAAAAGTCTGGATCAGTTATTGCTTGAAACCCGCCCGCGTCATCGTAAATATAGCCGTTGCCTTCGCTTATGATGATTAGCTGATTGTCGTCTGTGCCATTCGCGTTAATACTGACTTTTGCTGTAGTCCCGCCAATATTCCCCAACAAAGTAGCCGCGCCTAATTCGTCAACACGGTAAAGCTCGTCTCGTGATGCAACATAGATAAACTCTTTTAGCGAGTAAAGCCCACGTATTGGGCCACTGCCAACGCTAGCAAATGTTTTAAGTCCTGGTGCTCGCCTTACTCGCGTAAAATTACCGTCTTTGTTTGCTTCAATATAGCAGTTGATCGCTTCCGAACGAGAGCGTCTTGAGTTGTAGTTCTGGTCAGCCCCGCCAAGCGCGATTTGTTGGTACATTAGCGGCCACCATTCAAGCTAATCTCTAAATCTGTGTTTTCATTATCAAATGCTAAAGCGTCAGATAGTGATCTTATAGCTATTTCTTTGATTTCCATTGATAGCTGTTGAGGCACCCTGTATTTTATCTTTAGCCGATCAGCAAGGTTATAGGTTACTGCCTCAAGCCACGACTTGGGCATGTCTGCGCAGTCGTCATTATTCACAAAGTCGTCGATCTTGCGCTCATAAGTAAAGTTTAGCGGGTATGTTGAATCTGCCGGTGTTGGCCACGTCCATAATGTGCCTTGTGGCAAGCTGCGCTGATAATAAGTTTGAGATACCTGACCCAAACTGTCCTTAGTTGGCAAATCAAAAAACCGCTTGTGCGACAAGCTAAACAACGGCGTTGTATTTGGCCCTGTTGAACTCCAAAAACCATCTAGACGCCTAACACTATCATTGAATATGCGGTCAACTGAGTCTATCTGGTCACGGTAGAACACAAGCTGTGTTCCGCTGTCCATGTCTTCTGGCAAGCCATCGTCTATAGTTACATCGTTACCAGATACGCTGGACACTTGAGTCCAGAATATATTGCAGTCTTCTTTTAAAAATCCGATCCACCAGCCCGCGTCAAGAAACGCAGTTACCTCTTGACCTAGCGCAAGCTCAGTCGTTGACAGAGTGACTGTAGTTGCTGCTGTCAAGGCATCAGCAGTAAGCTCTGTTTTTGTATAAAAATCAGTGGCTCTTACTTGCTCTATTGTGTAGTTATTCTTGCCAGCTTCTAAAAAAACAATACCCTCTGAATACGTCCAAAGGTGAAGCCCTTGATTGAGAAAGCTAGTAAGTAATATATTGAGACTACGGCGGCCATTCTCGAACTGGTCAGCACTTAGTGACTCACCTTCGATTCCAATTTGACATATAGCGAAAGACTCTCTAATTATGTCGCTTGTCGTCATTCTAAATGCTGTAGAGCCGCTGGAATCTCTGCCAAACGGATCAGTAGTTGATACTGGTGCGCTCATAGTTGCGTGATATCCTCTGGCGGCGTGTAAACATTAACACTTTCCTCGCTTTCATCTTTCGCGCCTTTAAACACACGATTAGGCCTAATTTCTGGCGGGAAGTCTTGAGGCTGTCGTGGCTCGTAATTGTCTTTTTGTACTATTAAGCCATTCCATAGCTCAACAGAATCAGACATTTTAATCTTGAAGCCTGTCAAATCATCAATTGTGTTACAGGTGCCGTTCTCATAATAAGAATTATTATGCGGCTTGCCTTTTCCGCTTGCCGTCTTGTATCTCATCACGCACTGCCAGCGTTAAGAACTTGAACTGTAGCCCCGCCGCCAGCCATTGTTGCCCCTGTTACCTGGAGTGCCTCAATGGGCGTATCAGAAACAACAACGCTTGCATCAGCAGTTAACGAAGTCAACCCAGTAATATCAAACCAAGTTGCTGTTTCGCCTCGATTGAGCTTTGAAACTGTCCCCTTAACAGTAACAGTGCCAGTTCCAGCATAGACAACAATTACAGATGTTTCACCAGAACCCCAGCGGCCATTGATTGGCACAACGACGACATCATCAGAAGACAAGTCGACGCTTTTACTTACGTATGCTGACATAAATCACCCCTTTAAGGTGGTAAATGCAGCCCTTATCGGGCTGCATACCTTGTCAAATTACCGTTCTTTTGCAGCTAGGATATAGTCAACGCTCATAGTTTTTGCAGCAGCTTCGCCATTTTGAACGCCAAAGCTAACAGTAAGAACCTCATCGTCTGGCAAGTTCGTGGTAACGCTTGAACCTTGCTTGACGCCATCAACAAAATAATCGATTTTATCTTTACCGTTGTAATAAAAAGACAACTTAACGAATGTTGCGTCAGCATTTGTTGCTATTGCCGCTGCTGTAGTCGCTGTGTCGTTTTTCTCAACAACAAAATCAATGTTAGCGTCGCCGTCATCCTTTCTAAAGAATACGCCGTCTGTGACATCTAAGGGCGTGGTATCTGTGATCTGTAGGCCGCAAACCCAGTCAGACTGCGTGGCATCAGAAACAGCAATACGAGCATCAAACCAAAGCTTTTTCCCAGCTTCAAAAGTAAATGACTCGCCGACTTTATTAAAAAAGTCACTGTCGTTGTCAGCGTCATCATTAGTAATGAGCAACACCCCGCCATCGGCATCGGTCAGAGCTTCAGTAGCATTGCCTGCGCCTGCTTCAACCGTGGTTATAGTCCAATCTGCTGCTGTAAAATAATCAAAATCATCAAAGTAGATGTGTGCTTTGGTAACGTCAGGAAGTAAGAATTCGCCCAATGGCGCACCCTTGCTTGCCGTAGTTAACCCATTTGGAAATCTAGTTGTCATAGTAACCCACCAGTTTTATAAACCACCGTAAGGCAGTAGGTAATGAACAAAGGGGCTTTCGCCCCAGTTTAATTAGTGCTTAAACTTGACCTGATCCGTAATACTGACGCCCGTCAGTAACACCAACCGAGAATCGAGTTGCACCTTTATAGCGGAAGTTAGAAGTACCAAAGTCATTATCTTGAGCGAACTCATGATCATATCGACGAAAGAACTTGCCGCCATCCGGGACATCAGTGCGTAGGAACCAGTTGTCTGCATCCGTAAAACGATGATTGACATGGTAGCCACCTGGAACGGAGCCAGTTTTAGACAGTGCGTTGATAGCATTACTAGCTGTGTCATTCTGCAATGTGCTGCCCAAGATTCGTTCAGCAACAAAACGCAATTGCCTTGGAATGTGGAGAGTTTGCACTTTAGCAGAAATGATTAAGCCCGCATCGTCGCGGAAGTCTTCAACGTTTATAATGGCATCTTCTAAGCTAGCTTCAGACAAATCTGATGGCGTAGCCAAAACGTTTGAGTACGTACCGCCTTTAATCAACTTGTGAGAGTCGTTAAAAATACTTAACCCGTCCCAAAGAAGAGAAGAGCTATAGCCATTATTAAATAAGTTAGCTGCAATCTGTTCTTCGGTGTGCACTAAAGAACGCTTGAGTGCTGCGCCACCCTTAGTAACGAGGTCCAAATACAAGTTATCTCGGATAGCTTCATCAGAAATAATCATGCCCAGCGCATAAACGATATGATTGTACCGCTTTTTTTGGCCTTCCTGCATTGCATCATATTCGATTTGCTGGCCTTCAGGCTTTTGATTTGCTAGACCTGTCGTTGCAAATGGAACGTCTTCTTCATAAGCTTTCTTTGATTTTAAAACCTCAAGTATTTTTACGTATTCAGGCTCATAGTCTTTATATTCTGTATTAGTGACAGCGTTAAGCCCCTCTTGGAGCATACGTGCAGTGTTGCCGCTACCAGTTAAACCACCGTTTACTGTAATAGTCATTTTATAACCCCTTATACACCAGTGGTGTTGCTGTATGGATCAAGGTTTGTAGAAACAAGCCACTGCGTGTAATTACCAGATCCGACGGTGTTGCCATCAATGCCCTGAACTTCAACAAGCCGCAAAGAAAGCGTGTTTGTTGTTGCAGCGGTGTCTGAGTCAATTTCCATCGTGCTTTGGCCTGTTACCGTATCACCAGATTCAGCCGTAAAGTCAACGTTTAAGCCAACTGAAGTTACTGCTAGTGATGATGTGTCTTGATCTTCTTGCGCTGAATAAAGCACATCACGATCTTGTGGGATATAAGCCAGACGCTCAGTTGATGCGGGTCGATAACTTAAGTATGTATCGTTATCCGGTGAGAATCGTGTGACTGCTCCGGCGATTGAGTCGCCCGCGCTAGCAATGGTAACTACTGAGTAATACTTACCGTCTTTTAATACCGAGGTTCCGGTAAATTTAACTAATGAGCCGACAAACGCCGCTGTCGCATCACCAGAATCAAAAATAACTGCTCTTTCACTACCGCAATATGGCTCACCTCGTTTTGTGACAGGGCGAAAACCATATGCGCGATCTACTTGTGTAGTCATAGAATTATCCTCTATTTCGCATTAATGTTTAAGTTTTCAACACCTGTCACAGTCTTGTGCAAGCAGGTTAGCCTAGATCAGTTTGTCTTTTAGCTCTTCCTGATATCCCCTATTCTTTTGGGATGAATCAGTGTAAGGGGCATAAAGAACATCGCCGTCTACACCTCGGTCACTTTGATTTTGACCGCTTTTAAATTTCTCGGTAGTCTGTTCAACTTCGTATGCAAGGGCCGCTCGCTCTTCCTCTTCGAATGCTTCACGGTCTTTCATCATAAGTAAACCAAATGTACCTAGTGAATTATTATACTTGTTAACAGGAATACGCACAACTGACCCATCGCCGCTCTCCTTATCACGCAAAAACCGCTTTAGAATGGGGTTACTGCTAGCGTCTGCGCTCGTCAATATGACTGGCTCCCAACCTCGATCAGCGTAGTCATACTCGTTAACGCCCTCATTATCCTCAGTTATCAGGCGAAACACTTTGCTGCCAAATTTTTTAGGGAACATCTCTTTTAGGAAGCTAAAGTCTGTTTTTGACTTGCGACCTGAGAACTTGCGCAGCTCTTTCGGCGTTAGTTTCTTTTTCTCTTCAGTCTTTCTGGGGCGTCCGCGCTGGCTCATGATGTTCTCTCCTGTATCGTCTTGTAATATGCCTTTGCATATTCTGGTCGGGTATCTTTCATCAACTCATAAAATGCTTTCTCTTCTGCATTCATCTTCGCAGCCTTTGGCTTAGCTTTGGCCTGGGTTGGCCTTGTCGTGGCTGTATTTGGCGCTGTCTTCCTTATTCGCGCTGGTTGTTTTGGTGCAAACTTCTTAGTAACAGCCTCCCATTCTTGATTGATAATGGCTGCCATCCTGTCCTCATCGGGCTTGCCGTCTAGCTTTGCGAGCCTGTTATCTAGACGGGTTCCAAACGCGGCTACGATATCACCATCAAACTGGTCGCTAGTTTTATCAATGATGGGGTTCTCAGACACAAGTTTCATCAATGCGGCTGGCATTTGCGGGGCTGGCTCTGCTTCTGTTTCAGCCTCAGCCTTACCACCATCAAGCTTTGCAATGTCTGTAGATATCTTTTGGACTGCATCCACGTCCATAGTGTCTCTAGCTTCTTTTAGGGCATTCTCAAGCTCTTTCTTGTGCCTAGTTTGAGATTCTTGCTGTGTGCGGATGAATAATGTGGATAACTCATCTATCTTGGATTCTAGACTTTTAACCTTGTCAGCTTCCTCGTCACGCTGACCACGGTACTTGTCTTTTACTTCCTGAAATTGCATAAAAGCTTTGGCACCACGGTACATGTTTGGATCACCACCGCCAGCCGTATACTCATCGTAGGGAGTCCATCCAAGCGCCAACGCCTGCTCTTCGATAGATCCTTCGCTTTCACTAGCTGTTTCATCAATGTCGTCGCTCGGCTCTTCATCTTCTAGCTCGCCACTTTCAGCCGCTTCTACTTCCTCGGCCTCATCGACAACCTCGAATAATTCCTCTTGCTTTTCTTCTTCAGCTTCTACTGGATCACCAGCTTTTAAAGCTTCAATACCGGCTTGCATACTTGACAGCGCATCATCAACGCTTTGCTCTTGTTCGCTCATTCTTTAAGCCCTCGTTGGTTTTTATATTCCAATGCCTGATCTTTCGGCATAACACCCATGACGTCAGTATCTTCCATTAAGTGCCAAAACGTCTCGTTTTCCTTTGGAGTCGTATTCATAATATCTGACATCTGATATTGAACACCCGAATATCGCGGGAACAGTACAACGTCGCCTACTTCGCAATAGGCCTCACTGCCATCAAAGCCACTGCATTTGTGGTAAGAGTCTGGCCCCATTTCGCGGACAATACCCACTTGCTGTCCTCGCTGCTGTCGCTTCTCTTCTAGAGCTGATGACATGATGATGCCGCCGCCGCTCATCTTAGAAACAGGTAATTGCTCGATCAAGATCATGTTTCCTTTCGGCTTAAACATCGTCACCATCCTTTTCTAGTACGTCTTGAATCTTGCAAAATTCCACTAAATCCTCAACGTCAATAAAATTAGCCTCAGCCGCTCTAGTGCTGTTGTAGACTACCATTGAGCTGTGCAAGTCTTTTGCATCAGCATCTTTGACCTGGCCACTATCCAAGTATTCCAATAAAGATTTCTCATCACTGGAATGTTTCTTGCGGTAAGCCGCTTGAATCGCCTTGAACTCGTTGCCCCTCAGTACTGATAGCAACTGCGCTTTGGTCGGTTTCGAATATCTTTCTTGCATCATCAAAAACACCTCTTAGGTTTTCGTAGTCTTGCTTCAACGTTTTGAGCATTAATTCACGCTCATTTTTATCAACCTGAGACAAATTCTTTAATGTCTCAGATTCGGTCTTCTTAATTTTAGAATCCACTTGGAACATTTCGACGCGGGCTTTCATCATGCTAGCCATTGACGACATCATCTTGGCCTGACTGCTAAGCTCTTCAGCCTTTGAGATTCTTTCCATAGACTGGGCTTGCATTACTGCTAGCGGGTCTGGCTGCTGTGGTTTAGGCTTTGGTAGGATCTGTTCAGGATCACGCACACCTAGTGCGCTGTAATAACGGTTATATGCTTCACGTAAGTTATGCACTGGGTTTTGTTTGGCTTCTTCTAAGACAATCTTAGCCCTAGCTACTCGCTCCTCATCGCTACCTTGTGCAGGATCGGCAGTTAAGCAAAGCGAGACATAGTTCTCGTCAAAGTCCTGCTCGAAACTAAATCCTTCGCCAACAACCATTGAATACTCTTCAGTAGTCAAATAATCCCTGTAAATCTCCTGTAACCGCAGCAAGTCGCCAGTAATGCCACTGAATACGTTTATCTTTATAGCGTTGGGCAGTTTCTGAGCCTGTGAAAGTCGAGCCAAGTACAGTTCAGCCGCTTCACCTGGGTTAGACTCAACGTTGTGGATAGTTGATACCACATTCCTCGTGTCTACCTTCATCGATTCAAGTAGTTGGAACAGCGTTGAAGAGGGTCCATTAAAACTAGGCTGCCATATAGATTGACCTAAGTTGTCAGCTTCCAGGGCTTTAAATTTGCCCATTTCCAATTCAAAGCTACCTTTGCGGCTTCGGCTATTCGGCCCTAACCCACGACCTACAGATATGAAGCCGCTATTCATTGCCGTATTCTGTAGAGTTCCTGCATCAATTAGCTGGCGGGTGATCGAATTCATCGAATGGAACATGTCGCACAGCAGTACTCCCCACCCCATACCAAGAAATGAGCCGCCTGGATCTGGTATGTAAATGGTCAGAGTAAATAGAGCCTCGCCATCAATAGAAACGACCTTGCTGTCTTCAGTGAGCGTTACGTCTGAAACATCGAATCGAGCAGATACGGAAACGACCTCGCTTGAATCCTTGGCTATAGTGACTACATACGGCTCTTGGCATCCATCACCATCTAGGTCTAGCAAGCAATGAGACTCTATGAATTCGACATCGTCTCTAGTGTCATCATCTTCACCATAATCAAACTCAATAAGCTGCCCCATTAATATTGCTGTCCTTACTTCACTCTTAGTCATCGTGTATTCGAACGACTTACGCGGGCAGTCTTTGAACGAGGCTTTTGTGTGGTCACAGATTAGCTCGTCTGGTTGAATTAACTGGGATCGGCGCTTCCCAGTCGATGGGTCATACCATATCTTCTTGTAGTACATACCTGTGATTGGAAGGGATAACAGGGCCTTTGACTGATCATCGCGCCAATTACTAATGCCTTTGCGTAGATCATAGTTAGTGAAGTCAGAGATTCTATCGCCACGCGCTACCGTTTCTGGGTCTTCTTTCGAGAATATTTCAGCCTGAGCTATGTTCTTTCGTTCAACCACTTCGGGCGTAGTTCGTGACCAGAAGTCCAAGGCAGCCTCCATAACGTAGGGCATCATAACTCTAGAGGCCCCCTGAAATGGAAAATTCTTGTCTACTTTCTCATCATCCATCTTGGCCAGCTTGAGTGCAACGTTGTACCTCTCTAGGTATGGCTTCATGGTCTGACGATCTTCCTCGATCCCATTGATCAAATCGGCCAAAGTGTCGTCATCGACCATATCGACGGGGTTTTCACTATCTAATATCTTCTGCAAGTCTTTGGGCAGCTCATAGATAACTTGAGCTTCATACACATTAACATCAACGTCTTGATGTACTGGCAAGCTGTTTGGTGAGTTCTTATCATCATTCATAATCAGTAACCTGTAACCGCTGAACGGCCCTCGAATCTAGTTTTATCTTCGTAGTGATCTTCATACGCTACTCTATCGACTCGCTCTGCTATTGCATATATAAGCGAATCCCCTTTGTCTGGCGACCTACCTAGTCGCTCCTTCATTTCCTGCTTAGAGCGAATCTGCATACCGCGAGCCGTCATTTTGTACTCATAAGAACACAAGTCAGCCTTTAGCTCAGCATCAACAGGCAGCATAAGATTATACCCGTTTCGAGGGTCAAGTAAGTCTCGCATTTTCCAGATCCAATATGACCTTAGATTTGGAAAGTTAAGCTGGTCACTGATATCTCTCCTGGCATCTGATTTAGAACCGTTAAGTGCTATTGCTTCCACGCCAAAAGTAGTTAAATGATCATAGCAAGAGGAACCATAGCCAATCATATCAACCAGTGGCACAGCGCCATGTGTGAGGTTCTTTATAACGAGTGACGCGCCGGTCTGACCATCAGGAACCTCTGCACCCGTATATGATATCTGTCTGGCAAACCAAGGGCCATGACGTGGGGACAAAATCATTTTATCCTGACCACCACGGTTAGGGTCGACGCCCATAGCTTCCATTCGCTGATACTGTTCTGGCGGCTGCTCAGTCCATCGCTCCATAGCTTGATCAACCCAGCGTGTGGGTATCACTTGCCATTCGCCATCTGTTCGGCCTGCGCTAAAGTCACCATATAACATTTGGCTACGCAATGGCTCTGGCAATGCTTGCAGGGTAGCGATGTAATCTGTGTTTACTAAGTATTGGTTGTCAGTAACTAAGGAAGGGATAAACGTGCGGCTTTTAGGTGTTATCAGTTGGCCTTTGTGTTTTATTTGCTCTTGGCTATCAACTTCGATATCTTCGCCATCGATGACAGCAAACCATCGCAATTCCCCTGGCTTTGCAGGATTAGGATGTTTTTCATCAAGCCACGGCCCAAAAAAAGGTATTACCCAGTCGCCCTGCGAGTCTGTTGGTGGGTTGCCAGTGAATACCACTCTACAGCGTTGACCTTCTTCTGTAGTACGTAGCCAGCCCATAGTAAAACGAACCATTGATTCTAAAAAGTGGGGGATTTCGTCATAAACGATCAGGTCATGTGGTCTACCCTGGTACTTTGTTTCATCACCTGGGTGTGGCATTGACCCAAATTCTACTTGACGACCATCGAGCCGCCAGATCTTCTCCTGACCGTTGTAACCTTCACGATTACCAATGATTTCGGTCATTCGATCAATCACGCCTGTCAGCTGTGTTGCTTCACGCCTAAAGATAATTGATTTTTTATGCTTAGTAAGAGCAAGCCCTATAGCTAGATCAGTCTTACCGCCACCTGCCGCACCACCATAGAAAGTTATATCAGCCTCACTATCCAAGGCCTTGGTTTGCGGCCCCTCCATTGGTATCCATAGAGGGGGAATGACGTTAGCTGTCAAGCTGTCTAGTTCTTCTACCTCTTGCTTCGTCAAATATGGCAGCAACTCTAGCAGCTCTTTCTGCGTCATTTGCTTCATTAACTTCTATTTCCCCTGAAATTTCCACTTCTACGGCTTTCAGTTTTGGTTCGATGTATTGGGCTATCTTGTCCCAGCCATCCAGGCAGTCTTTGTGTGCCTTTAGTCTTTTCTCTGGTTCTTCTTTTGCCATATCCACGCCTGATGCAATCTTTTCCATTTCTAGCGCATGTTGGCTGGCTTTCATTATTGGGTCGAAGTCGTCGCCAAACATATCTTTGAGGCGATTCATTAAGAACTTTTTGTTCTTATTGGGTATGTTTTTATATCTTGGCATACTCTATCTGTAAGTAATTGAACAAGAATGAATTTATTTAAACTAATAGTACATTATTAGTAGATATCTGCAAAGTAGCCATCAAAACCCGCCGTTACGTCATTACTTGAACCGCTTGTGGCTTGTGCGTCTATCTCAATGTCGCTGTTGGGTGGGATAATAGCATATGGATCAAAGTAATAGTTTACTGAGTTACTAGCACTAATACCCCTTGTTGGAGCCACCCTGAAGTCACTCCCAAGCTGTCGTACTTTCAAGAATCCTGCGCCAGCTGCTGATGCCGATCTTACAATGTCCATCCAACCGTAAGTCAATATCAGATAATTGGTTGCCGCTATGCTCGTTGCCGCTTTTTGGCTCTGATTGAACCCAGCTGTTATTTGATTGTGTGTGTTACTTATTGTATCTGGCACACCAGCCGTTGCCGCGCCTCTGTAAAGCCATATGTCGCCTGTCACGTTTGAATCAGTATACATTCGCATCCATCGACAACCGGCGCTATCTAATGCGACGGGGGTTTGACCTTGCAGCTGCTTAGTCTGAATAGCGAACGTTAAATCAGAGCCAACAAAATACATGTACTCAATAGTAACTGTAGCCGTATCTAATGCGCTTGAGCTACTTAGATTTAACGTCACATTACTTGTCTGGTAATCTTCGTACTCTCCCCATGAGTTTACAGGGGTTTGGCTTGTTCCAACACTGAAGTTGGCACCGAACTTCCTTAGACTCTTTCGATTTACCCTAGTCTTGTCGCCAAATGTCGAATATATCTCACGTAATGCAAAAGCCATTCTAGAGTCGTTTTGGCTCATGCAATAAGAACCGTCGAAAGGCCCTATCCTATTTGATGCCATGTGGAATCCTTAATTCAATCATATTGTGCTAGAAGATATTGCGCTAGAAGATATCACGTCCGCACTTATATCTGTTGCTGTTATCGTGCCGATCGATAATGATCCATTAGACCATGTAATCGTGTATGCCGTCAGTGTACCAGCCACATCATGTATGTATTGGAATGTGAATGTGCTTAGATCTGTAGTTATGCCACCAGCCGCACTAATAACTGTGCTATCTGCTGTAGGATAATACCAGGTATCGCCGTTTGCTGGCGCTGGCAGTGTTGGCAGTTGCGTCGTTATGAGTTGATACAGATAACTTGCTGTTACCGTGTCAATGCTGGCTACGACTGTGTTTGTCCAACCTGCTTTTACGTTTAGCGTCGTTGTTGTGCTTGCACTCTCTGTGCCGTTTGAT